CTGCATTTCTTCTGGCATTTCGGGTAATAAATAGGATCGCATTAATACTTTCGCTGTTCTTCTTATTAATGGATCAAGAAATTCTGCTTCTTGTCGTGCTAAAATTGGGCCAAGTACAGGCATTCTTTGTCTCATTCTTACAGACACTTCTGTTGCCGAGAATCGCATTACATCTCCATCTGGTGCAACAGGGCCGGGTAGTTCTAATAAATCTAAGAAATATCCTTCTCTTATTGCGGCAGTACATTTTGCACTTAATCTTTCTGCATAATCTGGTCGTGCATTAGTAGGTGCTTCAAATATCATATCTTTGCCCCCTAGACCGACAGAATAATAATTTATTGCATCGGGTGTGGTATCTAGGGGGTCTAAGAGTCCAGAATCAGGCACGAAGAGAGGCGGAGAGACGGCCTTCTGGACTGCTTTTAAATACGTTCTATCTACTTCAGTTATAAGCCTAACATCAGGCATAATCTCCCAAGTTGGCCCTCTACCATATATTTCTCTATCTGATCTTTCCCATCTAGCACAGATATAAGGCATTTCATCATATCCACCAATACCTATTATATGTTTTCGTTCTTTTAAATAATAAACTGAAACATATGGTTTTTTAAAATTAGGTAAATATTGTTGCATTGTCCATGCAGGATATACACAATGAACAACATCTAATTCTTCTAGCATTTTACTTCCTAATCCTTTTTCTACTATATCAGGAGGTAATGTAGAAGGATCAAATCTTGATACTAAATCTTTACATGTTTGCTTATAACTTCTAAATATCGTATCAATTTCCATTTCACTTCCAGAACCCAATACACAATCCGAAAGAGGGAAATTACGATACCGAGGGCCAAAGCCGGGAACATCTTCAACAAAAATAATTCCAGTACCAAACGCCCCTGCTTCCAAATAATATTGATAAACGGCACTTTGGAAATTAGAAACTGGTCTTGACACATGATATTGGATAACTTTTGTTGCTTCTTCAAGCCATAATGTGACATTTCTAACCTTATCTAAATTAGTATTACCACTTGAGAGTTTAAACCATTCTGCTCCCATAGGAGTAAATACATTATGTATATTAGATGCAAAACGCTTTAATAGACGTAATGCTGTTCCCTCAAATGCATCTTCCATACGATCTGCACCTCTTTTATGTGTAGTCGTAAAATCCGATCTATGAGGTAATACATACTCAGCAATTTCTTGCCATTGCCTTTCCCATGTACTTCTATTGGTTTTTAACTTTTCATGGTGTCTATCAAGGATTGTTCCTAATGAACTATCTAAATTTGCCATATATTCTTTCAGTTAGATTTATTAACCAGTAACTTTTGAGGCTGTTCCTTTACTCCTATGAGCTAACGTCCCTCTTTTTGCAGTTCGTATTCCTGTCAGTCCAGTTGCTTTTGCATCAGAAAATACACCTCCAGTTGGCCCCATTACTTCATCTTCTCCAGCATCATCTCCATATCCACCTTTACCTGACCATGCTTCTTTTCCTAATTGTGCTACTTTATCTCCATATCTTTTAGCAAATCCTACAGAACCTTCTACTCCTGCTTGTGCTAAATCCAGACCTCCAGTTAAGAGTGATCCAACTCCACCTACAACACCACCAGCAAGTCCACCTCCAACATCACCTACTATATTCCCAGCATCACCTACTACACCTCCAGCGGCATTCAATGGATTAGTCAGTAATGTTGCTCCTAAATTTGCACTCCGTGTTGCATTTTCTAATCCTTCAGCTATTTTATCAGAAATATTTAAACTCCCAACATCAAAACTTGGTGGTTTTGGTGGTTTAAAACTAAAACTTCCCCATCCCATATTGTCTCCTTTATTTAAGGTTATACATAAGCATAATTACTCCCATAGTAATTATAATCACTAATTGCTTTTCTAGGTCGTTTCTTTCTACCACCTATTGTAGCATATTGCAACGATTGAGTAGCATATCTTGTTGCACTCATTAAATCATCATTTATTTTTATTATTTTCCCATCTTTTCTATGATACATTCTTAATTCTTCAAACCAAAAGTTCAAGTAATTAAATACTTTAAACCTTCCTGTCTGCATTTTTTGCAACATTTCCATAATTCCGGGTTCTACTGCAATACCTCCTTCTGGATTCTCAAAATGTTTATGAATCATATTTAATCCTTGTTTCCTGTATAGTTCTGCCAAAGGCTTACCCGACCCCTTATCATGCTGTGATCCATCGTGAGGCCAAACTACTGGTATCCAATCGCCTCTTTCTCTTATTGCGGCTCCGTGGACTACAGGCGTTTCAGTAGATTTTCTATAGCAATCATAAATATATACTGTATCTGTATCTCGATCCCATGCTAACCATACTGCGGCAGTCGGGTGATCCCATCCAAAATCTATTCCACATATTTTAGGCCAATACTCAGGTAAAGCAAAAGGTTCTACTTTTAAATCTTCTTCCATAACAGGGAATACAAGACCTGATCCTAGAACTGGAATCCCTTTTGATCTCATATCTCTTTCATGTGCTGGTAAAGCCGCCAATATTTCTTTTTTTACATCTTCATTTAAATGTTCTGCATCATCCCATGTTGCATGATATAAAGCCTGTGACTGACCTAGTTTAGTCATAAATTGAGTAACAACTTCAGTCATACCTGATTCTGGAGTAAAGGTCATATAGACAATACCACCACTTTTAAGTGCGGCTCTAAGAGCCTGTGAATATATATCTTGTGGAGGTTCTTCGTCTAACCATGTTACATCTACTGCTTTACCCATCCATTGCATCTTCCCCTGTTCATAAGATTTAAAGATCAATTTAGAATTTCTACCAGAAACATGTTTAACATTCAAACTTTGATATGCATTTGGAACTCCGGGTAATCTTAATGGTGTTCCTACTATATATTCTTTTGGAATAGCACCTTTACCAAAATCATCTTCATCTCCTGCTTCACCAAGTAATTCTGTTTGTACTATATCTCTTGTATTAGCAGTTGTATTTCCTGCCGCCCAAGCTGTAATAGGTCTATTAAATTTTGCCCCTGTCCACCATTCTGGATACCTACCAGTTAAATGATAAGCCATTTCACATGCACCACAAAATGTTTTACCAGTTTTATTTGCCGCCATTAGTAGTCTTTGCCTAGCTAATCGCCCAGCCATATCTTTTGCATCATGGAAGCGACGTTGATACTCATAAGGTTTATATTCAAAGAGTCTATTTGTTTCATATAGCTCTGTAATTTTTTCTGCTAATTCAATAGCTTTTTCTGCTTTATTTGTCATATTGGATCATCAAAATATTTAACACCTTTTTTCTTAGGTAATCCCATTGCTTGGGGATACATCATTTGTAATGATTTAATAAATCCGGGTTCTTTTTCACCTGTCCATTCTTGTGCTTTCTTTCTAGCGGCTAATATTCCAGTTATACTAGAGAATAAAGATAATGCTCCTAATCCAGAAGGTAATGATTTTTTAATAGACTTAGGATATTTTGTTCGAGATAACAATTTACCACCTTTATCACTTTTTATACTTTGGTTCTTTTTAATAATAGCGGATAGACCTCTAGGAATTTTCCCTTTTATATGTTTTTTAATAGTTTTTAAATCTGCACCTTTACTATTTGATACATATGCTTTTATTGGAGATATTCTTTTCTTAACTTTTTTGGTAGTTTGGGGATATTCTGCTTGTTTACGTTCCCATTCAGTATCTTTCATTTCTTTTCGTATTTCGTTTGTTACTTTTTTTAATAATTCTAATTTAGTTGGAGGTTTCCATGGTTTTACATTAGTTATAACTTTCCCTCCCTTTGCTATTTTTTTATCTTTATCCTTTGTAAAACTACTATCTAAAACTGTAACTGTATCTTTATCTAAAACTGAACCTTGATTTATTAGTGTTTGTGTATATTTTTTCAATCCTCCAGTTTCAATTGCACCTCTACGTTTTAAACCCTCTAATAATTTCCTATAATTTACTGCTTTATCGAACTTTTTTATTTCTTTCTTTAATGCTTCGCCTGATTTATCTTTCTGATCGTCAATGCTATATCCTTCATCGACATATGTTATGTTCTTATTTTCGTGTGTTTTAGTTATTTTTTCTTGTTTCAGATCATCAAAAAATTCTCCAAAAACGTTTTTCTTTATATCTGATTGCCCTCTAAATTTTTCTAAATTAATAACATTTTTAATTGTTTTATTTAAAACAGAATCTTTACTTTTGTTTAAATCGACTACATTTACATTTGGCATTAATCTCAACGTTCCTGATGATTCTCCTGTTTTAGCTTCGATATAGCCTCTTCTAGTAAACAAATCAGGACTTTTTTTCTCTGGTGCTAACCCAACTCCTTCATTACTTTCTGTTACTACATGTTGTGTTCCTTCTTCAATGCCCGGACTATCCGCAAAATCTGTTTCAATTCTTTGATCTGAACGTAACCCAGCGTTAGTAAGTTGTTCAATTCTTTTAATATCGACATTTGATAACCATTCAGTTCGTTTAAATTTGGTTTTATAATGTCCTACAAGAATATCATCTTGTTTAAGTAGATTACGTTTTTTAACATCTTGTAAGTCTCTATAAGGCAGATTTGGGTCTTCATATTCTAAGTAACCTTCATTAATTAGCATTTTATTATAGTCTTCTGCTTCTTCTTTAAAATAATTAGCTTTTTCTTCTAGAAACTCTATACCAGCCAATCCTCTTGTTATATTTTTTTGTTTTACAACTTCTCTTGCTGTTTCACTAATCCTTCTTAATTTTATTTGTTTTTTTCTTTTCCTTTTTTCAGTATCACTTGTTTGAATTTTTTGTTTTGTTTCACCTGTCATTAAATCTTCTATTTCATCTAAAAGACCTTCTCTAATTTTTGCTTGATGTCGCCCCCCAAACTTGTCAGTTAATTCCCCATAGCGTTCATACCAATGTGTTCTATCTTCGTAGTTATATACTGAATCGCCTTTCTCTGAAAAAGTAAATAAGTTTAATATTCTACCTTCACCTTTCATCTTTTTCAGTTGTGATTCTCTTGCATTTAGTCTTTTACGGAAATCTTCACTTTTCTTACCGATTTTATTATATTCTTTTAAATCTTCTCCTTTTAATCCAAATGATTCCCCTT